TAATGGTTTGGTAGCGAAACTCAGGAAAGTCGATGAATATGAAGTAGAGTTTTGCTCATCAGTTTTTGTACCGTTTGAAGAAGGTTATGTGTTAATTCCAAAGCCAGGGAAATTATTAGCCAAAACCTTTTTCAACAAAAATCTTCATTATTCGGATGAACAAGTTAAAGATCAGTTTGCCAGTATTCTTAAGGGTATGGCTAATGGTCTTGAAGATATGCCAGGGATTGGTGGTTTGTATCTCAATAAAGAGTACAGAAATCGATTTCATAAAGTAAAGGCGCACCATGAGGAATATAATGAGTATGCATCACGTAAAGTTACATGTTGTGAAGAAACGTTCTTATTCTTATTTTGTCGTTATGACATAGCGTATTCAGATCTTGAGGAATTGCAGAATGAATTGGCAAATGGATTTCCCATTCGCCTTGATTCATTCGCTTCTGAGGCTATGATTACCAAAGATTGGAGCGAAAGGTGGGGTAACGAACAAGTGAATTACTCAGAGTATGGCTTAATGCGTCTTGAAAATTTTTCGCCTTTTCTCGAAGAATTGGTGAGGTATTATCTTCCATTTTCAGCCACCATAGTGTTTGGATTGGTTGAAAGTTTGTATTACGGGAATCTTTTGAATCTTGTAATGCATTTTGTTTATTTGGGCATAAGTATTTGGAATCCTATTGTGGCATTAATTGTCCATGTTTTGTTTAATTTAGCCGGCTCTAAAACAAATATATTGGAAATTGTGATGACTCGTAGGAATAAAAAGAAAACTTCTAATAGTAACACCAAAATTGTCCAAATTGATGTCAAGGGTAATACATCCCGAAGCATCATGAAGAAGAAGAAGAAGAAGACCCACAAGGTTGGAGTTTTACATCCCAGTTTAATTGGGAAGGTAAACCCATTTTTGGGGATATGCAATGGTATGCGAAGCCCGGATAACTTTGGTTATCCGACCGGCACAGCAGTTGTTAGAACGTCAATTAATTTGACGTCTAATATTACCGGATTTGTGAGCGCAGGGTTCTTACCTCATGTTAATGACTATGCGTTTCTACCCGCTAATGTGACTGCCGGTACGGTGACGTGGACTGGAGGCACAACAAATCAAACTCCTCAATTGGGAGCTTTGGTACAAGTGGCTTCAGTGTACCGAACCGTTGGGTGGGGTATACGTATTACCACCGACTCTGCATTGACGTTGGCGTCCGGACATTTCTGGGTTGCTCACGTTCCTTTGAATCTAACTTCCTCCCCGCCGTATTTTGACTGGCCGACTACTGAAGCCGGCTTTGCTCAAATGCCGTTGTCTGAGAAGTTTTCGTTGGTTGAAGTAGCAGAAAGACCTTTGATTGTACCAGGTCGAGCATTCGATGATGGTATCTATAGGTTTCGTACTGCATCGTCAAACGAGAATTCTTCGACTGGTTTGGGGTTAGAATCAACAGAGGGTTGGGCGGCGATATGCATCTTTGGTGCTGGTTTGCCTATTTCCAGTAGTGCACTAAACATTGAATTTATTCAACACATTGAATACATTCAAGACGGTGCAACGTTGTATGGTTTTCTTGACGCCGTACCAGGGGTCTATGATCCTAGCGCCATGTCAGCTGGTTCTAAGCTTGACGCGGTTGCTCCGGTTGGTCTGGTAGAAACTGCTGTAGACAGAATTGAAGTTGTCACTGATGTGATACGTCGTCTGTCATCAGTAGGTTCTACAGCTATGGGTGTCATTTCTGAGGCTGCATCTTTTGCGGGACTGATGTCACAGGCAAGGGGTTTCTCCCGTTCGCCTGGCCAATCTCCATTTGCTCGACTGATGGGTTAATTGGTAACTATCCATCATGGAAGTCCGTGATTGCCGGACTCCTGGTTATCGCA